GCCTGTCTTGTCCTCTTTACCCATGCCAACACCGCCTACGGTCTTGCCCATGCGTTCACCAGACTTGTCAGAAGATGCAGCGCCCTTTGGGGGTGTTGCGCCTGTTGTACTTTTGGCAATTTTAGTGTCCATTTTACCCATGATGTTTCCTTGCAAAGAATTTATGGTTTGACTTTATGCCCAATATGGCACAATGTCAATCACCATTTTAACAGGATTTGTCATGGCTACAAATTACACCATCACCGCTGCTAAATCTAAAACTCCTAAAGAGCCGATGCACTATGAAAAAGTGTCTGAGCATCGTGAAGAAATGAAGCGCATTGCTGCTGTGGAAAAAGAACTGAAGCGCCATGAGTCTTTGGGCATGGACAAGGCTCACAAGGGCAAATGAGGCTTTGGCACTTCGGTAGGCCATTGGTCACCAAGTGCCTCAACCGTTGCAATGTGGGCTTTTAACCACATATCTTTGCGTTCGTCTTTTGACAAATGTGCCCCTTGGTCTATTTCGTAATGGCATTTCAGGCATAAAGCAGCCACTAGGTTGTCATCTGCCTTAATGCCACGACCCTTACCACCACCCCAATTTGAGTGTGCGGCTTGCACCCCATACGATTCGCCACAGCATTGGCAGTCTAGGTTTGCCACCATTTTCAGCAGTTTTTGGCTTCTGACGTAATTGTGTTTCGGAAACATCATGTTTCAATCCCTTTGTCTGCCATCCAAGCCATTAGCCATTCAATAAACTCTGAACCTTCTTCTATGGTGAATTTGTGGCTCTGAAGCCCTAATTGAACTACCCGTTCACCATCTAGGCTTGGGGCAACCTTGCCCATCTTGCGTCCTGTTTCGTGCGCCCATTGGTCAATTAACAGGCGTTTCCAATCATCTGCTGACCATGCTGACCCAGCTTGCTTCATTTCCTTGGCAATCGTGTCAATCAGGCTGTGAAACATAGCGTTTTGGTCTGTGCTTCGTGTGGATCGTTTAACTTCTAGCCGTAAGTGCTTGCCAGACTGCAAGGCATCTTTCATCTTAGGCCATAGGTTTTTCAGCACCATGTGCGCTTGCTCTACGTTTTGTAGGGTGATTACCATAAAACAGCCCTTACAAACCAAATAACCCATAGCCAATAAGCCACCAAAAGCAGTCCTAAAACGCTGTAAATGGCTTTGTTGCTCATAGTCCTAAGTCCTTTAAGGCTTGTTGCAGACCCGCCAAACCGCCTACCCGTTGGTCATTGATGAAGATTTGGGGCATTTGTTTAACGTCTGGGTAAGCAAAGTGAAAGGCTTGTCGGACAGTTTCTGTGTCCATGTCGTTTTCAATAAACTTTAGCCCTTTGGATTTGAGCAATTGTTTGGCAGCAACGCAGTTAGGGCATTTGCTTTTGCTATAAACAAATATGTTCATTGCAAGCACTCCTTAACGCAAATATCTACACCGCCTTGTGTTGAGTAAACCTTGGTCACATGAATGTTGATGATTTGAGAATCGTCTTTGTAAACCACCCCATTTAACCCATCTTCCACAGATTTCAGGATATTTGAGGCATCGGGCTTCTTAATTGGTTGCTCAGAGCCGTTTAAACAGGCTTCTGTTCGCTTTTTGGAGTATGACTTAGGGATTGGCATACGAATGTATAGATAAAGGCTAACAGGCGTTTCTAGCGGCTCGGATGTTCCCATTGCCTGAATGCCTGCTTCCTTGATCAAAGTTTCGTAAGTGCGGGTCTTTTCAGGGGTATAGGCTTGGACAAAGTTTCCACGCTTGGCGTACCTTGCTCGTTGCTTGCCTACGGGGTCAGCATCTACGCTGAATGTGGTCATAAAGGTCATTTTTTGTCTTTCTGTTCGTTCATGCGTCTGCGTAGGTCATCAGCGGCAGCTTGCCCACGCCTCTGTGCTATGTGGACTAGCGTCTGTTGCCACCAGTACTGCGCTTCCCCTCTGCCCTCCTCCATGACTTTCTTGCGGTAACGTCTGATCCAATCTAACGCCTCCGCATTCCGCATAGTCTCCTGTAAGTTCAAGCGCTCTTGTGATGACATAGTGGCTAAATTGTTGGCCTTCTCTGACCCGATCAAGGATTCTGTTTGCTTCATGGTGTGTCATTTTTGTATTGCTTTTTTAATGCTGCCAATTTTGCCAACGCTTCAGCCTTAACCCTTTCACTTTCAATTTGCTCGTGAATGGTCATTTTTCTTTCAATTTGAGGTAATGATTTTATGGGAATCTCAGGGCCTTGGTTGCATAAGTTTCTAAACTTAATGGCACTAGGCACAAACTCTTCGTTTAATTTTGAGATTGCAAAATCCATGCTTGGGCGATAAGTCAAAAATCTGCCCAATTGATTTGCCCATTCCTGTCGAATTAAATTGTGGTCAACGCCTTCCCAATGTCTAAGAAATGCAGCACCATAAATTGCACTCATACGACCAAAAATGTAGTCCAAACCTTCGTCTGTTTGGCAAAAATCAGTTTCCAAGTAATTTGACATTGGTTTGTCCTCCAAGTAAGCCACGGGTTAAGCCAGACAGTACATTTGCATTTCGCTGACCAGTCTTAGATAAATTTCGCTCGTCAGGCTTTAACCAATCGGCTTGCAAACCTTGCGATCCCCTGGCGCACCAAACACTCAAGAAATCGCTAAACGCCATATTTGCCTTGGCAGCTTCCTTTCTTGCGCTGTTAACCACGGTTTCAGTAACTGGCGCTTTTTTGGCTTTGCGTAACTGCTGCCAGTCATCCCAGATTTGTTGGTCAACATCGGGAGGGCAAGCAACGACAGTTGCGCTTTCTCTCTTTGGTTTATGGTTATTGGTTATTGGTTTATGGTTATTGGTTGCTATTGGGGTAGCATTAGGGGGGCTATTAGCCTCCTCATGGGGGGGCTTTGACCACCTTTTAGCAGCCCCACGTTTACCCGCTTCAGCAAATTCTCTGTATTGCTTAATTTCCTTGTCAGCCCTTGGGTTTACAAAGCCATTTTCTGTGGACAAAAAGAACTCATTTAAGACTGTCAAAACATCTTCTTCATGCTCTTTCATGCCTATTTGACGGGCTGCATCCCTGTGTTTTATAGGTTGCTCATGAAGAAAATAAAAATCCAAAAGTCTGCGATAGGCCAAATCTTCCATCAAAGAAAGATGCCTTGTGTGACTGATGTAGTCACCAATGTGAAACTGGTAATAGTGCATAGCTGTCTCTTGTTCCAATTCTCCCTAAAAGAAACTGCGGCAGGAGGGGAGACTTCTCTTTTCGGTGCGCTCATGACTTCGCACCTAGCCGTGTTTCAAACAATCTTACATCAATTGCAAGTTGTGTTGCAAGTGCGGAATTGGCCTTCGCCATAGCAACAAGTTGTGCAAAACACAGTTTTACCGCCAACTGTGTAAGTGCTGTATGTGCATGAAGCCCACACCATTGATGCCACAGTAGCCAAATAAATACCAATAAGCGCTTTTTTCATGCTTTCTCCTTTGTTGAAAACCATTCAGGACGCAACAATTTAAGTTGCCAGATTCGTGCTTTAGGCACAGTTTTCCATTGAGCAACAGCCGCCTGACTGATACCCAATAACTTACCTAGCTCACTCTGTGAGCCTGCTAGTGCAATAAACTTGTGTTTGTCCATAAGGCAGATTATAGTGGGAACACTTATATTTAGTTCCCACCTGTTCCCACCGTTGCAAAACAACAACATAAGGGAAAGTCCTAATAAATAAATGTTGATTGCCCATAAGCTAAGTTATACAATACAACCCATGCCCTGAACTTCTCGGGGTCTATTTAAGGCACAAAATGAAACCTAATCAACTCCAACACAGCTTTGAAAATGTCGTGTCCTACGACAACGGTGAGACTGTTGAAGTCGTAACTGTCGGCTATGACTATTTGCCAGAAGAAATCAATTACCCATACGCACCAAACTACGCAGAAGTCTTTGATGTGTTTGTGTTTGATCAACAGGGCAAGAACATTACCTATGACATTCCTCAAGACGAATATAACCGCTTGATGCAAGAAGCCAAATCACACTTTATGGAGGCCGTATGAAACAAAAGATTATCACCACATTGATTGAATGTGCTTTGGCAATCGTCATTTTTGGCGGTTGGGGCGTAATGCTTGCATGGCGCGGATAGGAATAAACATGAACACACGATTCTTAAAACAAGTCAGACGCATCTTTGCTTCATACGATGCACCACAGTCAACCATTCGTTATTACCAACGCCAATGGGTGCGTTCTGTTCGCCAACTTGGTGACAAATGGTTAGTAGCTAAACAAATTCAAAGGATTGAACAATGAAAGTCTATCAAGCAATTAACGCAATACAAGCTGATTTAGCCAAGACCGGTATTGAAAAAACTCGCAGAAACCAACAAGGTAGTGGTTATAACTTTCGAGGAATTGATGATGTTTACAACGCCATTGCACCTTTGTTGGCCACTCATAAGTTATGTATTTTGCCTCGTATGTTGTCGCGCCATTGTGATGAACGATTGTCTAAAAGTGGCGGCTCATTGTTTTATGTAACTGTTGAAGCTGAATTTGATTTTGTCAGTTCTGAAGATGGCACAAAACACACAGTAAAAACATTTGGTGAAGCAATGGATAGCGGTGACAAAGCTACCAACAAAGCAATGTCAGCCGCTTACAAATATGCCGCATTTCAAGCGTTTGCCATTCCCACAGAGGGCGACAATGATTCTGAAGATGCAATTTCACATATTGATTCAAATTCAATGAAAGATTTGTTTTTGGCTATTAAGCAATCTACTAATCAAGATGAATTAAAACTTGCTTACAAAGTAGCCTACGCTGCTTGTGATGGTGACAAAGCCTGGCAGATGAAAGTTATCCAAGCCAAAGATGAAGCAAAGGCAAAACTGTAATGTGGCCTTTTCCACCATTCCCAAACCCAAAGGACAAGGGGACAAAGCGCCCCAAGTTCAATCCTGATAACTATGAAGAAAGCCCTATATGATTGAAATGATGGATCAAGGCTCAGATGAATGGTTTGCCATTCGTATTGGTAAAGTCACCGCATCCCGTGTGGCTGACATTATTGCCAAAACCAAGTCAGGCTATTCAACCAGTCGTGACAACTACATGGCTCAATTGATTTGTGAACGCCTCACCAATCAAAAGGGTGAAAGTTTTACCAACGCTGCCATGCAACACGGCACAGAGACAGAGCCATATGCTAGGCTGTCATACGAAGTCGCTAAGAACGTCTTGGTTGATGAAGTTGGGTTTGTGCCTCACCCAACGATTGCAATGGCTGGTGCGTCCCCTGATGGCCTTGTAAACGATGATGGGCTGATAGAGATTAAATGCCCCAACACGGCAACTCACATTGACACGCTGTTGTCAGAGTCTGTGCCAACCAAATACTTCACCCAAATGCAATTTCAAATGGCTTGCACAGGGCGTGAGTGGTGTGACTTTGTGTCGTTTGACAATCGTCTGCCAGAAGAACTTCAATTGTTTGTGAAACGTGTCCCACGGGACGATGTGTATATCAAGCAAATAGAAGCTGAGATTGTCCAATTCCTTGCTGAACTGGACGAAAAAATTAATAAACTTATGAAAGTCAAAAATGTCTAAACTTTACGAAATCACCATTGTGTCGGGTAAATACACCAACAAAGATGGTCAAGAGAAATCACGCTATCAAAATATTGGTTCAGTTATTGAAACCAAAAATGGGCCAATGTTGAAATTGGACATGATTCCATTGGTCGAAGGTGGATGGTCAGGTTGGGGGTATCTCAATACACCAAAACCAAAAGACGAATACAAAGGTCTGCCCAAGGACGATCCCGAAGATTTGCCCTTTTAATATTTATGGGGAAAGTGGCGCTTAAGCGGACGAAACACGAGTACCCACCTTTTTGGAGTAATCATGGACTATAAAGAAACATTTAAACGCATTTTTGCCATGCCCGAATTCCCAAGAGTTCGTGCCTCCGATCCTTTGACCTCTTTTGAGGCAGCAGAGTCAATTAAAGAAGCAGCGCCACAGCACCACGATTTGATCTTGGAATGCTTGCACAAGCATGGCCCACTTGGTAAGGATGGGATTGCCTACTTTACGCAGTTGGACAGCAACCAAGTAGCCAGGCGCTTGAACGAAATGAAAATCATCGGTTTGATTGAACTTACAGGCAACACGGTCAAATCAAACTCAGGACGCAACGAACGAGAGTGGAAAGCAAAATGACCGAACGAGAAGCATTGAAGCTGGCGCGGACAGCGCTTGGCGTTCAACTGGATGCCCTGCTTGGCAAGGCTGGACATCTACGCAACGATGACCGCAGACGCTACGCAGAAAACGGCATTAAAGCCATTGACAAAGCCTTGGCACAGCCAGAGCAGGAGCCTGTGGCGACAATCCAAAAAGATTGGAAACTCATGCCAAGAAAAGCAAACGAAGCAATGCTCAAAGCGATGGATGAATGTTCAACAGAAGGTTATGACGAGCGTTTGTATGCTGGTCATGCGGCATCTGTCTACATGGCGGCTTGGGACGCTTTGCCAGAGCCAAAGCAAGAGCAAGAGCCTGTGGTCTGGATGTACCAAGATAAAAGCACACACGAGGTGCGGTTTCAAAAACACATGAGGGATTTTGTTGACCACAGCAAAACATCCGAAGTGCCTTTGTATAGCGAACCATTGGCGAACCATGAACTGCAATGCGTTTGTGGCGCAGTTTGGTGTGGGGATGAAATGGTGCATCTCCCAAACAAAGCCCCACCACAGCGCAAGCCGCTGACGGATGAGGAGATTATTTTGATTGTGGCTGAGTGTGCGTCTTCTCATCAGCACACGGACATTCATTTTGCCCGAGCCATTGAAGCCGCAGTATGGGAGAAACAGAAATGACTGAACGAGAAGCATTGAAGCTGGCGCTGGAGGCGTTACAGAAGATTTACATCGCTCCAGAGCATGAGGAGTACATCCGAGTGTGGTGGCCTGCGTGTGAACAAGCCATTCCTGCCATCAAAGAAGCCTTGGCACAGCCAGAGCAGGAGCCTGTGGCGATGAAATTTAAGATTTACAAGCCAACTGTGCCAGACCCAATGAAACAGGGCATCAACAACGCCTTATTGCCTTGGGTTCACGACCAAGACAGAAGTTCTGGGTTTGATGCAAGTATGTGGGTCACGCCTGTTGCAACGCTTCCACCACAGCGCAAGCCGCTGACGGATGAGGAGATTAAAGCCGTTTGCGCCGAGACTTGGTCATATGACCCATACGTCATTGCCCGAGCCATTGAAGCCGCACACGGCATTAAGGAGAACAAATGAAAAACCCCTGCAAAACCTGTAACGCATCACACAAAAACACTGTTGAGCGAATCATTCGTTGCATGGGGTGCAAATATCGGTATGACGGAAAACCGCCGACAAACTACCAAGCCATTGAAGCCGCACACGGCATTAAGGGGGAAGCATGAGTGATGGAGGAAAAGGCGACAAGCCAAGGCCATTTCAAGTGGCAAATGAAGAATATGCAAAGCGTTGGGATTTAATTTTTGGCAGGGACAATGAGAAAACAAACAAAGCGGAAACATTGGAAGTTGATCGACCCGCTGCGTCATGCGATCTTGGGGGCGGGGATAACTCAACCGCACCTATTGGACAAACTCAGATTGAGGGAACTGGCGGCAATTGAGGCCATGTCAAAGGGCATGGGGACAATCGTTGAGTGGCAAGAACTTGCCGACATGATGAACATTTGTGAAGTCATGGCATCTCAAGGCATTGGCCCTGAAGCCCTCCCACATTGCCAACAGGCCCAAGAAGCCCTTACAGAAGCCGCTAAACGCTTTGAAAAGACCAAGCGCATGGGTCTGTCAGGGTTAGGATTAAAAGCGATCAGAGAAGTATATGAGTATCACGACCTTCAGCGCTCTAGCGTTCCCCGTAGCGTCTATGAGCAAATGATCGTCAAGACCCGTAACCGAATCAAAAGCAAATCAAAAGAAGTAGTAGAAATTAAATGACACCAATATCAGAGCCACGCCAACTTCACCCATTCAGAACTTGCAACAAATGTGATGAGAGCAAACCACCAGAGGGCGGCATTGACATGGGTCACAAATGGATTTGCCAGTCCTGCTGGATCATGCGTCTGACAGGCAAACATTTGCGTCAGAACCAGGCTAAGAAATAAGGACGCATTCGGCTTGTCTGCGTTTTAAAAGACCAGGCAAGACTTTGCCGCCACCCTTAGTCCACAGCATCAATTGCTCTTTTGCGCCATCCCAATCTTGCGCATTGATCTTGCGTTTAAGGGTTGATGTTTGAAGCCGACCAACGCCCAGGTTGTAGCAAAAATCAACAATAGCGTTGCACTTACGTTCATCAGAAGCAAGGATTGGGCAGTTTCGCAGAACGCCTGGCAAGTAAGTATGCTGAAGTTCTGCCATCAAAAGCGCCCTGGCAGTTGGCTCGTCCATTGGCGCATCTTCCAAAGTAACTTTGCGCCCATCAGAGTAATAAGTTGAGCCGTAGCCGATTGTTGGAATACCCGCAGGGCATAGGTAAGGTTTAGACCTAAACCCTTCAAACTGGCGACAAAGTGCAGCAGCCAGTTCTAAGTTCATAAACCACGTTTAGCCAATGTTCGATCAAGAAACCAGTAATTGATTGTTCCTGACAACAACGCAGAAAAGTCAGGGGTCATCATGGTTTTAAATACTTCAACCGCTGGCGCACCCAAAAGCCAAGCATTCCAAGCAAACCAAACATGGATGAATGACCACACAAACAGCACCCAATAAGTCACCACAGGGCGCACAGAGGCCGATAAAGAGGCAACCCATCCACCAGCTGCTTTGACCATTTCCGCTTGCTGTTGGATAGCGCTATTAAACGCATCCATTACACCAACGTCCACGGCAGCTTCCCTGACCGCACCAATCTCAGCTAATTTTTGCGCACCACGCTGGGCTTCAAGTTCGCATTGGTTTTTGAACATGGCAAGTTCATGTTCACGCTCATTTTTCTTGTCTAGCCATTTCAAAACTTCAGGGGCTAAACGAAATATTCCACCAAAGATTGAGCCAAGCAAACCGCCTGAAAATATTTCAAGCATTATTTGTGAAACCAATTTGCAAAGTAACCAGCAACGCTAGAAACGGCAGATATAAAAATCATGCCCATCCAAAAACCGCCACGGCCTTTGTTTGCCAATTCAACAAGGGTTTCAAGTTGGGCTTCCATCTTGTCAATCTTGGCTTCCATTGATTCAACTTTTTGCCAAAGAACCCCGTATTTGACCAAATCAATGTCAGACATTTCAAGCCTTTTGGATGTATGCAAGCGCATAGTAAAGCGGCAAGTTTGTGCCGCCTGAACCCGCAACGGCAGAAGTAAAACCGCCTGTATTGCCAACAGCGTATGAGTTACCCGCACCCACTACAAAACGATCACGCAAATCTGGTGTGCCGTTAGAGCCGTTGCAAAGGTAATAGCCCACAGGAATTGAACCAATAGAGCCTGACCACATGATGATGCCGCCTGATGGTATTGGGTTGACGCTTGCGCTTGTTCCCAAAATGCCATAAAGGTTGTCGTATGTGCCAATCTGAACATTGTCAGAGTCGGTCAAGATAAACTTATATGAGTAACCCTCAGTCAACCAAATCTCTTGTGGGGGGCGACCATCAGTCCCTAATTGAATAGGGTTGGTGTTGGCAATCGTACCCGCTGCGGTTGTGTATGTGGCAAGGGGAGTGCTAGAACCCGCTTGGTAGGTGTAGATGTACCCACCATTGAGGGGAATGCCTGTGTTGGTAAAGAATTGGAAACCGTTACCAATAGGGGAAAGATTGACTGCCATGTTTATTTTCCTAAGTCTGAAAGTTTAGTGCCAAGTTGAGCAGCCTTGCTTTGCTCTTTTTCCATTTTCTTAACTGCTTTGGCTTCTTCTTTAGCAACTTTTCTTGCTTGCAATTTTTGACCAATTTCTCGACCAACGTATGCACCGCCACCAATTGCCAAGGGATTGCCTTCACCTACAAAGCCACCAACAGCACCACCCGCAGTAGCGCCAATGTTGGGTAAGCCTTTCTCAAGCAAACCGACCCTACGTTGTTGCAACGCAGCACCCTCATATTTCAATGACGGTGTGTATTGACCAACATAATTCAGCGCATGGAATCTTTTGACTTCATCAGGCGGGAATGTTTCAAGAATCTTTTGACCAACAACAGAATTCAAAACGTTGTTAGCTTTCTTAGAACTCCACTCACCCACATTGCTTGCACCCGCTTTGTAAACTTCACGGGCTAAAGCGCCATCAATTTCAGCAACAGCAGATTTAGCATATTGGCGCAGTTCATCAGGAACAGGCGGCAAACCTTCAGGTGCGTTGCGTACCCGACCATTTGCTAAGTCGTTCAATGTATCCCTAACGTGTCGCCATTGGTCTTTAGGCAAGTTGTTTAGTTTAGATGGAATTTTCTCTAATGGCGTTGCAGAAGTCAGCACACCATTTTGATCAACTTCACCAAACAAACTCTTAATGCCTTTAGATTCAAATATAGACTTTTCTAATTGGTGAATCTTGTCGCCAAGTTTGTACAGAGCAGGGTCAGCAACAGCCGCAATATCTCTGTCAATTGCTTGGTTAATTTCACGAATAGAACTAGCTTTGTCCCGTGACCAAATCTTTGGACTGTTCAATGTTTTGCGTACATGGTCAAAGGCGGCAACAGAGCCAGGCGGGGCAATCGTGCCATCAGGCAATTTAAAGCCTGCTGTCTTAGCCAAGTCAATTAACTCTTGTGCGCCTTCTAACAAATTAAGCGTACCCGCTGCCTTAAATGTTGACTTAACTTGTGGGTCAACAAACAACTCATCAGCATGAGTTGTATTGATCTTGTTGTTACCAACTTTGTCGTAAGCAGAGTTATAGATTTCTTTTTTGGCTTGGTTAAAGTAACCAGTCAGACTTGATGGCGAAATGTCATCAGGAGAAGCGCCATACATAACGTCATTGATGCGCTGACCACGTTGCTCATCATTGATCAAACTCTTAGATGCGCCTGTGGCATTTACCCGATCTTCAGCAAACTTAGACAAGCCAATTTGTTCATTGGCAATCTGTTCTTTCATCTTCAAGCCAAGCGGTGTTGGCTCTGCCATGCTTGCCAAGGCGTGTTCGTTTCTCAACAAATTGTCGTTACCCGTAACCACACCCATGCGGGGCTTAACGTCAGGCAAAACTTCTTGGAATAGTTGTGACCGCAATTGCTGTTCAGGAATTGGCACATCTTTAGGAATTTTTGCCAATTTCAATTGAGGGAATGTTTCGCTTCCACCAAATTCTTCGCCTGTAAACTTGCCTGCAAACGGGTTGTTTTGTACGCCCGCAGCACCCACACTACCTGGTGGCGGGGCTTGCTTTGCATTAAATTGCGCTTGCAAATCAGCAGCCGCTGTTGGACGCTGAACTTGCAACTCGGAGGCCGCTTCACGAAATGGCGTAGCTACTGTTTGACCAACTTGTTTAGCAACAGGCACACCTTCTTTAAGTGCTTGTGGCAATGCGGCAGAACCGATCACCACCATGTTTCTAATGTCTTGTGCGGGTATGCCTGTTTTCTCTGAAATTTGTTCAGGAGTCATGCCCAATTGATTAAACATTTGGTTGACTTTTTGTGCAATAGGCTCTGTAACACCACCCAAAGGTTGCTGATATGCTTCTTTTCCTGTTATGCCAAATGCCTTGCCTAATGGCTTGTCAATAGTGGCGGCAGCTTGTTGACCAATACGCTCGGCTTCTTCAGGCGTGTTGGCTGTTCGTGCCAAAGCCTGAACACCCGCACCATAAAGGGCAGGGACAACGCCATACAAAGTGTCAACAGCGCCAGCAACCCGTTCACCCATCCCACGCTTGGTTTGTTGGAATTGGTTATACAAATCAATTGCGCCATTAGCAACAGGACTGCCTTGTCTTGGCCCACGGGTTGATTGACCTTCAGCAACACCTTTAGCCTCTGGATCAAATCCCGCATAAGAACCACGCCCTGCACCGCCTGTGCTTTCTTGCATAGGTTGACTTGGCTTTTGGCTTGGTTTTGTTGGTTGCGTTGATTTGCCAAGAATCAAAGCGCCCAATTCATCATCAGGTGCTTGTTTCGGTTGTTGGGTAGCGCCTTGAGTTACGTTTTGAACATATTGGGATGGGTCTTTAGTTACAAAACCACCATACTGCGCCAAGGCTTTGTTTACATCGCCATTGTTGCGTTTAACCAATTGCTCAAGGTAAGTCTTAGCCGCACCACGGGCTTCTTGTTCATCAAAAGGGTTAAATTTGACCCCTTGTTTGTGCAACATTTGGACAGTTTCAGGCATGAACTGATAAGCGCCCATTGCCTTAGTTTGTTTGTTGACAGCGTAAGGGTCTTTGCCACTTTCAACACGCCTCAAACTATCCAATAGTTCATCACTAATGACAGACGATTTGGCTTCTGGCTTTTTACCTAAAATAAGTGCGCCAAGTTCATCCATCACAAACCTCCAGTTTCAGACAATTTCTTGATGTTCTGATACTTATTGTAAAACTCTTGACGCTTTGCGGGGTCACTTCCAAGCAATTTTTCAATTTGGAATTTGCGTTGTGTTGGATCAGTTATGTCCTTATAAATGTTCATAACTTCAAAAATCTTGGTATCAGCATTGGCATTCCACAATTGCTGATAAGCCTTCAAATTGTTGTCACCATACTGTTGTGCAAACTTTTGTGCGCCTTGGGCTTGCATATCAATATTGGTTTGATCAGCTTGAACCCTACGGGCAATGTTGACCAATACGTTAGTTGGCACTTTAACTGTACCGTTAGCGACCGCTTGCATATCCAAACCCGCCACGGTGTTACCAACACCACCCATAGCCTTTGTGTTTGACAATGCCATGTTAGCCAAGTCTTTGGCAAGCATATCGTACTCATCGCTTTTCATAGCCATAAGCACTTTTTGCTCTAAACGACCTAATACACCGCCACTAGGAAACTTTAGGTTTTCACCAATTCCTGTGGCTTGCTTGATAACTTCCTCAACATTCCTACGGCTTTGGGGCAAAGTACCTTGTGCCTCAATTAAACGTGTGCGATAGCTTTGACCCGCTGTTTGGTCTGCTGCCTCTGTTGGCTCTGGTGCATAAGGCTGTGATGCGCTTCTGACAGGGTAAGGCAATGGCATACCGCCAACAGTAGGTCTTTGACCCACAACGCCACCACCGCCCTGTAAAGGCGTATTTTGCAAACCACCCGCAACGCCAATAGTAGCTGTGGGGGTAGAACCCGCAACGCTTGGTTGTGTAAGTATTGTTTGGCCTTGTGCTGTTGTCGAAATACTTGGCGACAATGAGCTTTCTTTTTGTGCAGGCGACAGCAAAGATTGCTCTTGTGCAATTAAATCTTTGACAACATTAGGGCCTTTTTGCGCTTTGCTCAATGGATATTTGTAAGCCTCAATTAAATCGTGTATTTCACGGCTGTCAGGATTTTCTTTTTTAAGGCGATCCAATTCACCAATAACCATTTGTGGATCATCAATTCCCATTCGTCCTAAGATTCCCAAACGACCGCCAACAATTTGACGCATATCTTGCGTCATTGCATTCTTTGCTTTTGTTGCGTCAGTTTGGCTTTTGTGTAAACCGCTAAATGAACTGATTACATCAGGGCCAGTCAACGGTGCAATCTTTGGAATAACCGCATTAAGTTTGTCCATGTCAATGCGACCATTGGTCTGCCAATTGTCAGGATTGCTTGTGAACTCTTGCAACTTCAAACGTTCTTCATTCTTTTGACGCAACACTTGGTTCTCAATCTGAGCCTTTTCCAAAGCCAAAGGATTCATTTGCTGTGCTTGTTGGAACTGTTGCATTCCAGAAGCCATGTTCACCATATCCGCAAGGCTTGAACCTTGGGGTTTGGCGTAATTTACATTCATTTGAAAGTCAGCCATGATTTATCCTTAAGTCGCTTTGATCATAGAGCCAAGCAAAGCAGTATTGCCAAGGTTGCTTAAAGCAGTTGCGTTGTTTGCACCCGTTGCTGTGGCATTATTTGCCAAAGCGTTTGCTTGACCAATTGCAAGGTTAGCGGAATTCAAACCATACACATTGGCAGCATTAACACCCGTGTTTGTGTTTGTTGTAAGGTTGCTACCATAATTGTTTGCTGTATTTGCCAAATTACTACCATATTGGTTATAAGCGCCTTGCATTTGGTTGGCATTTCCCAAAACATTGCTTCCATAAGCATTAGAAGCGCCTGTCACATTGCTACCGTATTGGTTATAGGCGTTTTGCATTTGACCAAGATTAGAGGACAACACGTTATTCAAGTTATTGACCACGCCAGATGTGTTAGAGCCGTAAGCATTGCCTGCACTCAACAAATTGCCTGCGTTGGTTGTAAGGTTGCCACCAAGGTTAGATGACAACGAACCCATGTTAGAGCCGTATGTGTTGCCAAGACTTGCCAATTGACCACCAGACGTTGTGCCAATGTTAGCCATTCCCGCTAATGTGGAATAGATGTTTTGGCGTTGGGTGTTAAAGTTGTTAAACGCATTCTGATATGCACCCGCAGCATAGTTCTGCGTGTAGTCTTGCAAGCCCCTCAAAGCATTCCCGCCCAAGCTACCACCACCCATGTTGGCGGCACGTTGGTTAGCCATTTGGCCTTGTTGTAATTGGAATGCGTAATTAGGTGCTAATTGAGAATTTAAATCTGCCGCACCAAACTGACGGGTTAAATAACCTTGATTGTCAATTAAGCCTTGTGAACCCGCACGACCAACGTCTTGATATGGTTGTTGAAAACCAACTTGTTGGTTGTACACATCACCCATTTTTCCAAGGGTTGTGTTGTAATTTTGATTTAGCGCAGCAGCATTAGCGGCTGCTTGTGCTTTCTGACCTTCATAAGTATTTGACAACAACCCCAATTGGTTTTGTGCATTTGTATTGATGCCTTGGTTGGCTGCGTTGTAAGCCGCAACTTGATCTGCCAAATTACCTTTTAATGTAGTGCCTAAATTTTGGTAATTGTTAGCTAACGTTGTGCCAGTTTTGTCATAAACGCCCGCTTGTGCGTTTAATGTGTCACCTAACCATTTATTAGTGTTTGCGTAAACATTGCCCAAATCTGTGCGACCCGCAGCGTTTAAGGCTTGTGAATCTGCATAAGATTTATTTAGCGCTGTGTTAGCTGTTGCACCGCCTTGGGTAATTGCAGTCCTTGCCGCATCAATACCTTGTTGATTAGCAACATTTCCAAGAACGTTGCCCGCAGCACTTATAGCCAATCCTGTAATTGGATCAATCAATGTTTTTGCGGCATTAGCTGTATTAACTGCATTAGCCGCATTAGCAACATTAGCAGTATTAGCCGCAGCATTTGTTAAAGCCGCACCAGAACCAATGACTTCAGGCGCTGCCGCAACAGTTGCCCCTAACGATGCAATAGCTTCTGGAGTCATTGCGCCAGTCATAAACGAATTAGCAGCCGCATTTGTTCCAAATTCAGGAATCAAACCGCCCGCCAAATCAGCATCAAGTGCCGCATTACCTAATGTGTTTAATGCGGTAGTACCATCAGCACTTGCCAACGCACCTGTTCCAGTCGCACCTGATCCAGATAACAAGTTATCAAAAGCCCCAGCACCATAAGACACGCCTAATATGGCGGCTTGCACCACAGGGTCTTTTAAAGCATCTACTAAACCACCAAAAAATGATTGATCTTTTTTAGTTTTAACTGTATTTACAAACTCACCATTAGCATTGTAAATTTGCATTGGTGTGCCAACAGGGGCTTTGTAATTTGGATCGCCATTGCTTTTAGATGTAGCAAAACTTTCCAAACCACCAATCTGCTGATCCATGCCAGAACCAGTTGTTTGGTACTGAGGAACAATAACCGTATCACCTAGCGTTGCTGACGAACCTTGTGGAATGGTAGCCGCAATCCTAGCCGCAAGTTGTCCTTCTGGAATACCAGAAACTTTAGACATTTGAGAGGGAGAAACTCCACTACTCTGCATGAATTGACTTAATTGAGCATCATTCATGTTTGGGTTAGCCAACAATTTCTCTTTAACTTGTTGGTCAGTTAGACCAATAGTCTTGGAAACTAATGAATTAATTGTGTTGTCCATAATTTAGGCTCTCTCAAACATTGTAGTAAGGCACTTTGTAGGTCTGCCCATTTACGGTGACATTCATAAAACCCACAGGGTTAGCGGGAAGCGTTGCTGACCCCGTTGTGGCTGTATCAGACGAACTGAAATTCAACAAGTTAATGAAAAACTGTTGCCATGACCGTGTTGGACGATTAGTCGCCCCATCCAAAAAAGGTGCTTGTGGATAAGGGTTGACTTGTTGGGTGCTTGAAAGTCCAGGTGAAGCCATCAGTTTTCTGCCCCTTGCATCTTTAAGTTTGCTGAAACAATGACAAAGTTCACAGGATCGGTTACCGATACCTCAAAAATTCTGTCACGGGCTTGACCCAATCTGCGCCAAATAGCACGATTTGTGTAACGACCTATCCGACCAACGCTTGTCCAATGCTCATTAGACCAAGTTGAACCGCCATCATTTGACCATCTAAGCATTGCTTGTGGATCAGTTGTAGTCTGCGTTGTTGGAATCTCTTGTGTTGCCAAAACGTAACGCTTTTCAGCCTCAATAGTGAGTGTTCCATCAGCCGCAATTGTATATGTGTTACCCAAATAAATGGTGTTGGCATCTACGACAGCAACACTTCCCGCAGCGCCCGTTGTCCCCACGCCTGGCTGAAACTGAATCTGCAATTCATCAAAGTATTGACGCTGAAACTCAGTCACCAAGTGAGGCGCTCTACGCAATCTGCGGATATTCTGACCATCGTCTGTGTAGTTGTTTTTGTCCAACTCATATATCTTGCCGTTTTCATAGTCGCCAATCATGACTAAACCTTGGAAAACAGCACAGCAATTACCACGGTGACGCTGATAAGTCCCTTGGTTAGTCGTGTAAAGCCACTTGTGCCACATTTGAGTGGTTATGTCATAAGCCCATGTCAACTCAAGTGATGGGAATGTGACAACAAAAACCTCATGGCCTTCCAATTGGTATGTCCACGCAATAGCATCACCAACGTATTGGTTTGCCAATGTGTTCTCAACGGCATGGGTTGAAATGCGTTGTGGGATGTACCCTTGCATTTGCATGATCTGCGCTTGACCACGGTTGTTGCGTGAAACATACGCAAATGAGTTGCCAAGTCGAGAAACAGAAAAAGGCGCAGCAATACCGTGTTGGGTAGAAGTGCCTGGAATTCTCTGAAATGGAAACGGCACAGCGCCCACATCAGTCCACACCTCTGACGAAATCTCACCCATTAAATAAACTTCACGGTGATCAACAATCAAAGCCACCAAATCGTCAGGCGCACCGTCTTTTAAAGAATAGCTAGTAGGGGGCGAAATGGGCGACAAAAGGTCTGTTGAACCCCATTGCTGAGTCGTTGGGTTGTTATAGACAATGTAGTTGTCAATAATGTCCACGGTGTTTGCACCGCTAAACGCACCGTCAGTAGATGGCAGAACAGAGAAGTTCAAACCATACATGGTCACGCCTGTTGACACAGTACTTGCCACGCTTAATGTGTAAGTTCCCGCCCCACCCGTACCCGTACCCAATGCTGTAATAATTGTGCCAAGGGTAACGCCTGCGCCCTGAACAGTCTGACCAACATACAACGTGCCTGATGTGACCGCAGAAACGGTCATGGTAGTTGTGGAAATCGTAGCCGTAAACTCTGCGCCAACAGTTGCTGAATTCATTGTTTCAGCAGCAACCGTTTGGCTTCGGTTGATTGTGTATGTACCCGCACCGCCTGTGCCTGTCCCCAAAGCCGTGATAACGGTTTCAGCCAACACATCAATGCCAAACAAAGACTGTCCAACAGCAATAGAGCCACTAGACACGCTTCCCACGGTCAATGTTGTGCCACTTATTGAGCCATAAAACACAGCCGTTGCAGGGCTAGAAATGCGCCATGTGTAACGATAAGCACCGTCCACAAGATAAGCATTAACACCGTTGTCGGTGATTCTGACTATTCCAGTACTGGAATTAAGTTGACCAATAACTGAAGGAACAAGATTGGCTGACAAGGCATAAACGTAAGAACCGCAGACCGCAATCATTTGCTCACCACCAGACACGGTGTGAAGCCCACGAACCTCGTCCATGTTGGGCAAGATGGCTTTGACGGTAAGGCCAGGCGTTGGGTAAAGCGCAATTACCCCACGTTCACCTTGCTGTTTGGCAGGGTCAATTTCAGGAAAGAAGTTGATGCACTCTTGAGCATCTTGATAAATGCTCGGTGCTTCGTAACTTGGGCCGACAAAACCGAAATCTGGCATGGTAGTCCCTTAAACAAAGCCGCCTGTAAGAATCCATCCCGCATCTTTTGCCTTACCCGTCAGCAAAGCATCAGGATAACGTGCCACCGCAAGTGGTGACATATTGGTGCGCTTCAGAGTCGCTTTGGCTTGACCCGCAAAGGTCTGAATCATTGTTATTTGCGTTGCAGAGGCTTTGCCATACATGGGCATTAAACGCTCTGCCAAACACCATCTAAGAGCCATTGAATAGCCCTGTGGCAATGTCAAATCTTCATACATGGATTCATAACGGCTGAACAATGTATTGGCAAATAAGTGCAACTCACCTTGTGATGGGCTAGGCCAAATAAACAAGTTGCCTGAGTCAGAACCCGCATTGAAATAAACCGCTTTAGGCCAAGGGCCGTTCAGGGTCTTGAGGCCAATCATTTCATAATCTTGGAGTGCCAAAACCGACATGGGGTAATCAAGACCACCGCCTGTAATTGGCTGACCATTAGAAGTCGTGTTCACTCGCACAAAAGCTGAATCAATGTTCAAAGGCTTTTGGTAGTAAGCAGTTATGGTTGTGGATGCAACAGTCTGAGGAATGTTGACTTGGTAAGTACCCGTTTCATTGATATTACCGCCCGCACCCGTCAGAAACTGTGTAATCTTTGTGCCTGTTGCAATGCCAGTTCCACTCAATGTTTGACCTTGAGCCAAAGCGCCTGAGTTAATGCCTGTCACGGTCAAAACGCTTCCCGCAATTGAGCCTGTGAAAGAAGCGCCAATAAAGTTGGGAGTCGATGGGTTAGGGCCAATCGTGTATTGAGTCTGTCCCGCAATAACAGGGCAAATGATTTCTGTGACATTGAAAACCATCATGTTTTCGTTTGACCATTGGTCAATCATGTCGTTCATCATTTCAAACGCATCTTTAGCTGCGTCTGGTGTAGGAGTTTCACCCGCCTCTAATGCACCTATGTCTTTTAACGCTCTGCTAACAATGTCATAAGGCACAGCCATAGTGATTCCTTAACTTAGTCGAAATGTGGGCGGCTTCCAAGGCAAAGCAATTTCTTGCTGTTTTTTGACCGAATCAAGCTGCTCTAATAGCCTTGATTTTATGCTACTTACCCCGTCTTGGGTAGTGCCTTCATCAATCCAATTTGCAACCATTTCCTCAGTCACTTGGGATGTGGGAATTGTCGCCTTCTTAGGGTCAAAATCCCAATACCCTTCTGTTTCAATTCTTAGATCATCTTCAATCAATGAAACGTGATACTTTGCTTGAATAATGGCTTCAGCATCACCCTTCAATTCGGAGATTTTCCAAATAAATCTCATAAATTTTCTTTAAACAACTTCAACCCAAGAAATTGATTGCTCATCCCACAAATAATTTTTATTGTCGTTTGGATATGCAATAGGGGGGTTGTATGTGCAAGTTTGTTCATCAAAAACCCATGATGGAAATCTTTTAAATGTATTAGCAATTTTTTCTTGTTTTTCTTCTTCTGTCATAGTTCTAAAATGATGCACATCTTTATATACACCATTAGAAAATTCATACGTTGTGCCTTCATAAACTTCATAAGGTGTAATTTGAGTCATTTCTACACGTTCAAAGTTTGCAAATTCAGCGGGTAAATTATTTATATCTATTTCAGGAAATGCTTGTTTGAAATTATCTTCAACAATTGGATGACCAAATGGCAAACCATCTTTAATTTGTATAAATAATTTCATTACACATTTCCTGTATTTGTTGATGGGAATGCTCGACCAGACCCCCAAATAATACGAACAGCGCCACCACCTACACCAGCATAACTACCGTTGTTATAACCAGAACCACCACCATAAGAGCCGCCTACACCATTACCTTGTGCGCCACCACCTACACCAGAGCTACCGCCAGAGCCACCGCCTCCGCCTGCGCCACCACCGCCATTTGAACCACCAGAACCACTAGAGCCTTCGCCTAATATTCCTACGCCACCGCCACCGCCACCGTAGTTAGTAGTATCGCCACCGCCTCCACCGCCACCGCCAGAGCCACTACCGCCACCACCATTACCACCGCTTCCAGAGTAACCGCCTGCGCCACCACCACCCCACGAACCGTTGCCACCACTACCACCGCCATCACCTGTATAGCTTCCACCATTGGCTGTGCCTCGACCCCCTTTTACAGTACTTGTGTCTATAAAAAACGAATCGCCTGCGCTTCCTGAAGAACCTGAACTTGGCGTTCCAACTTGAACCGTGTAAGAATTTCCTGGGGTAACTGAAATGTTGTTTTTCCAACCCAAACCGCCACCTCCATCACCACCACCAGGTGACGCACCAACACCAACAGCAACAACACAAACTGAAGTAACACCAGATGGGGCAACCCAAGAATATGTGCCTGCTGATGTGTAGGCTTGTTGTCCAGGTGGGCCAGCAAATGATCGTTGATTTTGAAAGACAGCTTGTATTGCGCCACTCATGTCAAACCACTCCCTGAAATAACCCAAATTCCTGAAGATGAAACGCCTGAAACTTTGATAGCTGTTGCAGAACCATACTGAGCCAATGTGCGTGTGCCAGTTGTGCCAGCGCTAGAAAGATACATTGTGTCAGACGTAATTGCAATGCTTATTGACGTTGAAGAAAGGTTAATAAAAGTGATTGCTGTGCCAATTGGGTAAGCAACAGAAGATGCCGCAGGGATTGTGTACGTTGCCGCACCAGCACCTGAAGCGTGATAAATGTGCTTACCAGAATCAGCCAACACCATTGTGTAACTGCCTGTTTGAGCGTTTTGAGGAATGTTCCTGAAGCCAACAGAATCTGTGCCATCAACGGTGCAATTGCTTAATGTGCCGCTTGTGGGTGTTCCCAATACTGGTGTTGTGAATGATGGACTTGTTGCTAGTGCCACAACAGTACCGCTGCCAGTTGTTGTGTAGCTTGTTCCCCATGCTGACCCCGTAGAGTTTGCGATCCCTGCGCCTGGGTATGTTTGCGAAACAGTAGCAAAACTCAGCGTTCCACTACCATTTGTCTGCAACACTTGACCGCTTGTGCCATCAGCCGCTGGCAAAGTAAAACTTGTGGTTGAAGCGGTATTAGGGCCAACCAAATTGACCGCACCGCCTAGTGTTGCTTGAAAAGTTAACTGTCCCATGATTTTCCTTTACGGTGCAATGATTAGCTGAGAGGCTGTTAAAGCGCCTGTGCTTGGGTTAAATTGAAGTCTAGTAGAACTGACATATTCTGTGGTCAGATTGCCTGTGGTCACACTAGCAAACAATGGATAACGTGTCGCATTGGTTGTCGTGTCATCAGTCACAGTTGCATAGGCAGTAGGAGTTGACCACACCGCAGGCGATCCCGCACCCGCTGAAGTCAGCACTTGACCGCTTGAACCAACAGAGCCGTTTGCCGAAACGGTAGATGTTGTTGACAAAGTGGTAAACGCACCCGCTGCGGGGGTTGATCCACCAATTGCCATGTTGTTCATTGTTCCCGCTGTGGCAGGGTTGACCGTCAATGTTCCTGTGCCTGTAGGGGCAATAGAAATGCTTGCGTTGGCGGGATTCATGTTGAATGCGCCATCTAACGTCAAATTAACTGCGTTAGCTGCGCCCCATTGCAAGCAAGATGCACCTCCCAAGGTACGCAATGCACCACCGCCTGAACCTGAAGCGTCAAAGTAAGCACCACTAAATTTTGTGTTTGCCGTGATTGTTGTGCCTGTGATTGTGTTGGCAGTCGTGCCACCAATAGCGGGAGGCGTTGACAAATCAAGGCTACCACCAAGGGTCAAATTGCCTGAACTTGTGACAGTTCCTGACAAGCTGATGCCTGAAACTGTGCCTGTACCGCTAACCGATGTAACCGTTCCTGTGTAGTCAGCACTCCAAGCGGGTACGCCTGAAGCCAAACGCAACACATAACCGTCAGTTCCCGCAGCCAACAATGTGGTTGTGCCACTTGCTGATTGGTAAGGAAGTGAACCAGTTGCACCACCCGCAAGATTTGTGGCGGTTGTGGCGCTTGTCGCTGTGGCGGCATTGCCACCAATAGATAAGCTAGTTGCTGTGCCTGTTAGACCCGTTGCAGGGCCTGTAAACAACGTTGCAGTAACCGCACCCGCTGTCGTGCCACCAATTGTCACACCATCAATCGTGCCACCCGTGATTGCTACGCTAGAAGCCGCTTGAGTGGACATTGTTCCCAAGCCTGAAACTTGAGTGTTTGAAATGGCAATGTTTGTGTCACCCAACACGGTCAATTGACCTTGTGCGTTCACAGTAGCTGTCAAAGTCTTAGATGCAGAACCGTAAGCACCCGCAGTCACGCCTGTGTTGGTAATGCTGAACTGATTGGCGGTAAGGGTCAGACCCGTTCCCGCTGTATAGGATGCGGCAACAGAGAAGTTTGACCATACAACCGCAGTTGTGCCGATAGTGCCACCCGCTTGGGCTGTGCAATACCATGCAGTTCCCGCATAAGTGCTGCCTTCTTCCACAAAACAGATTGCGGAAACCAACTCATTCCATGTATCAGCGTCAGGCGATCTTGACCATGCCGTAGCAGAAGCCAAATAAATGCCGTTTTGTGAGTTTGTAGATTGGCTCTTGACCAAAACACGATCACCCGCCACCACCGTCACGCCATCAATGGTTTGCAGTCCTGACAGCGTAATGTTTGTGGTTGTAGCGCACAAAACAGGCTGTTTCCACGACAAACCCGTAGCGAAATAATCTAAATATGTCTTGTTGACAACATCGTTACCGCTTACAGGCGCTGTTGAAACAGTTGCCGTTGTAAAAGACGCAGAAGATGGTGTAGTTGCCCCAATAGTTGTGCTATTGATGGTGCTGTTTGTTATGTTTAGACCAGATTGATCAGGGTTTGGAATAGCGTAAAACGGTTGACCCTGACCAATAAAAGTCTGAAATGTGCCATCAACAGAGAAATATGCCTGAACAGGCAATAAATTCTGAACGTCTGAGTTTGATGGACTTGTCATGGTTTATGCACCGTGAATGATTGCGTAATTGATCACAATGGCTTCAGCCAAAGCGCCAGCTGTGTTGTTGTAAACACCGATAACCGCAGAACCAGCAGCCACGTTTGCAACATAAGGCCAGTAAGCGCCTGAAGTGCCACCGCTGCCCACATTTACAATCAACACATCTTTTGCAGATAAAGTGCTGTTTGTCAGGGTAAACAAAACCGTTGAACCCGAAGCCAATGAAGCGTTGTTCATTGTGATTTGCCCAGAGGACTTGTTTAAGGTCACGCCTGTGGACTTGCTTGTGGCTTGGGTAACAGTACCTTGAGCCGATGCGCTGTAACCAATTTCATCAGACGCATAAACGTCTGTGCCAGTCACAGCCGCAGGGGTTGTGCCTCCAATGACTGAATTGTCAATGGTTGCGCCAGTAATTGTGTCGTTGGACAAGGGAGGGCTGAAGTAAGCCCCGCCTGGCCCAACCAAACCCACGCAAACGCCTGCTGAATTGAATTCAGCTTGCACAGGGACAAGATTTGTTGATGATGTGTATGCAACAGAATTAGCGCTTGACATGGGTTTTTTCCTTTAGCTTTGATCGCCAACGGGGGTCACATAAACGATTGATGGGCCTGCGCCTGAACCAATCATGCGAACGTAATAAGGACTTGCGGGGACTGCCAAGACAATTGGAACTGTCATGGAGGCAGGCAACACAAAGTTTCCTGTGGTTGAACCGCTTACTGGCAAAACAGCCGCAGCCACGTTAGCATCGCCAAGGCTCACAGCAACATAGGTAGCACCCGTGTTGATGAAAGAGGCATAGTTAACTTGATCGTTGGTGCTTGCAGTAATCAGCGTTGCGGCAGTAGAAGTTGCACCCACCGAAATGGCGGTTGTTACTCCTACGGGACGTAATACTGTGGTATTAGACATGATTAAACAGCGTTTGAATCAAGGGGCAAATACTCAGGACGATTCACAACCACGGTGTAAGTACCCGCAGCAGCAGAAGCGCTTGAGCCTGTTGCATTTGTGAACTGAACAATCAAAGTGTCAGCGGCTGAAACATAAGCATTGGCAATGCCAACACCAGTTGTTTGAGCAGCGGGAAGGGACACTTGAACTGCGTCACCGACCTTTAGGCCAGCAACGGTAACAGTCTTAGATGCGCCAGAGGAGGCAACGGTTGTGGCTGTAAAAGTCACACCCATAACGAATGCGTTGGAGATGTTTCCACGCAAAATAGTCGTTTGGAGAGCCATGATGATTCCTTTAGAGAATGATTAAATTGTAACGCCAAATAAAGAAAAAGCCACCCCTATTAAGAGTGGCTCTTTCTCACATCACATCAGGATTTAGCTGAATGTGCTGAAGTCGTAGCCATAGACATAAACGTCCATTGTGGCGGCTGCGCCTTGTGCTGTACCAACGTTCAAATACAGATTTTGGGCTGATTGAGTGGCGGTAGAAGCAACGGTGCGCTGTGACACAACGGTTGAGCCTGTCAAGGCTGACAAGGCGGCATTTGCAACAATTGCAGTACCACCAGCGCTAGGGGCTGTAAACAGACCCGCTGCGGCAGTAGTCAAAGATGTTGATGCGTTAGTAAAAACCACATTGCTAACTGAGTAGTTTGTGGAATTGTTGATTTGAATGACCGCTTGATCACCAGTCGCATTGACGTTCACGCCAGTAGCAACGCCCAAAAGACGAATTGCTTGGTTAGAAGCCAAATTACTTGGGTGAATCGTTGTGGTACTTGCTGGTCCTGGATTGCTCATGATATTTCCTTAAATTTAGTTTAGATAAGAGGGGTGTTTAGCCCCTCTTTGACCATTAGGCTGCCACTCGGCAAGCCAATTCAGGGTACAGAGGCGCCCAGCCATACAAAACGTCCAAACGGGTAGGAATGGAGTCATTGTTAATGGTGTACTGACGCACAACACGCATTGACAAACCAATTTCCTTGTCGCTTGCACGACCCGCAAAATGCACACCTTCAGGCAATTCCAGATCGGCTACTGCCAATGTGAAAGCATTGCGGTGCATGATGATGTTTTGTGGGGAAACAGTACCAGTCTTGTTGAAGAAACTCACAGCCGCAGTAGATGAAGTTGTGGGAATCGACACGTTCTGGAACTGGCCTGCGGTGATAACAGCGGGGCTGACCACAACAGACATAGTGCCATCAGTACCAGTCACGGCTTGTTTCACAACAAAGTTACGCAACTTGTTAGTGCCATAGGCTTGACGATTCTGGGGGTTAACTGCGTAAACGCCAGCGATTTGGAATGTATCGCCTGCATTCAACGCAACAGTACCAGTTGCAGTCAAAGTGATGGTGCTAGAGGATGCCCAACCAGAAGTCAGGAAACCAGAAGCGGTTGTGGTGTTAACGGTAGCTGTACCAGCGAATGAGCCAAAGGTTTGGCTTACAACGTTCTGATCCATCTTCCAGTTCATGCCAGCAGAGTCACGGCCCATCAAACCTTTACGGTATTGTTCGCCAATGGCTTCTTGAGGAACAAACAAACCTTTCAGGCTGTCCACGATTGTTGCGCTTGTGAAAGGCTCAACGATACATGAACGACGACCATCACGGGGTGCGCCTTCAGAGTCAAGGTAAGCGCCAGCGGTCAGATATGTGATCAGACCAGTTGGGGGTGTGCCTGCTGTACCAACGATGTTGGCGGTTTGCAGGGTAGCCATAGCCATACCATCACGGTCAATCTTGTTGGCGATTGCTGCGATTGCGGGCTTCAACACACGGTCAGAGAACATATCCAAAGATAATGCTAAATCCTGGGTGGTAAATTGTGTATCCACATGGAATTGTGTGGACAAAGTAACGGGAACAGAAGTTTCGTTAAAGTCCTCAACATTCAATGCAGGGCCAGTTGTACCGATGAAACGGCCAGGCTTACGAACGTTAACTGTGTTACCAATCTTAGCGCCTACAACAGCGAATTGGTCATCATAGTTACGGTCAACTTCCGATGTGAAAGTCAGTTCATTTTCCAAGACCATCAACGCTTCGTTAGTGATCTTGCTAATCGTCAATAAATTGTTTGACATTTTAAATTACTCCAAAAAGATTAGGTTTACCGAATTTTTCCCGATTTGCGGGCGGCTTTCCAAGCCTGATATGAACCATGAAATTCGCCATTAGCGGAAATCGGCACATCAGGTTTGCCTTGCCCACCACGAATCGGTTGAATCGGTGTTGGTGCTTTACTTCTTACAACAGGGGCTGTCTGCACAGCTTCAGGCTTTGCCTCAAACTTTGCTTCTAGTTTCCCAATCTCTCTAAGCGCTGCATTTGGTGACAAGCCTGCGATCTTTTTGGCTAGGTCATTGTTTTCAGCTAGGTGATACAGGATTTTTGGGCCTACATCACTCTCCAGAATTGCATCACGAACTGCGTTGTTAACAACAACATCGCTCGATGCGACCATGTCATCAAAATCAGGCATTTCTGCTTTAGCCGCCTGAACCTTCTGCGCCCAAGATTGGATAATCTGTTGTTGCGCTTCTTGCTCACGTTGCATAGCAACTTGCCTATCACGTTCGGCTAGTGCTTTTTCTGTCGAATACTCGGCTAGAGCCTTCGCATACTCAAACGCATCGCTGAACTGGCTTGGTTGTGGCTCTTGATCAATGTTGACCGCCTGTTGTTGAGGCTGTCTATTTTGCTCTAGTGCCGCCAAACGCTGTTCTAGTTCTAACCTTGCTTGGCGTTCCCGCTGTGCTTCTTGCCTAGCTTCTTCACGTTGCTTGGTTATCTCTGAAAACCGCTTTTCAAGTTTAGGATTTTGCTTACGCTCACCCTCTTGGTTTGCTTCCTTTTCTGCCTCTTTCGGTTCACTCTGTTCTTCTTCAGCTACTGGCTCGGAAGGGGTTTCCTCAACCGCCACAGGCTCTGAATTTGATTCAGCTAAACCTAATCTGTTTGCATAAAATTCTGCTGCATTCTCGCTAGTCAATACTTGACCCGCTTCTTTTTCGGACATACGTTTCCCAACGATTTAACCCCATGTGCCTCACGGGTAAGGTTGTGGTTAATCTACCACAAAATCTTTAAAAATCAAATAGCCCGTTCTGTTGCTTCGGCATTGGCATCATTTAATGCGCCTCTGTCCATTTGAGCCAACAAAAGGGCAATCTGCTGTTTCATGCGTTCAATCTCAAGCTGTGTCTGAGTCTTGATAACTGTGTCGTTTGCTTGACCCTCAACACGCATTTGCATTTCAATGCGGTCACTTTGCTCACGCAACTCAGCCTCATTTGCTCTGCCTGTTTCTTTCATCAGGGTGCGCTTGGTTTCTGAGTCTTGACGCAATTGCTCAACATCCATGCGATTCTTCAAGAGCAAATCTTTCGCCTGAAGCGCTTGTGTAAGTTCCTGAATCTGTTTCTGTGACATAGCCAATTGCATTTGCACTTGGGGAGGCACTTTGGATTTATCGTCAATTTGAGCCATTGGGTTGGCAGCGGCAAGGCGGTCAGCGATGATGTCAGCGCCAGGCCAATCCATGTTGCGGAACACCAAATCACCCGCCACACCCATCAACTCAGGGGCGGCAGACAAGAGTGGCAACATATTGTCCACAGCCTCTTGGCGCTTGCTGTTGTAGCCTGGCCCTGTTTCCATCACCACATCGTATTGACCAACACTAATGTCGTTCAGCACCCGACCGACAGAATCCCGTTGGTTAATTGTCAACAGTTCAGGCTTGCCATCATCACCAATGATTCGCATGACACGTTCTGTGTCGTAAATTTTGGGGATTAAATCCAAGCAAATTTTGCCAATGTGGGCAATTGAACGGGTCAGATTGTCGTAATAGTCAAAGTTTGTAAGGTCAACTTGTTGTTGCTGACCGTTGATTGCTTTGCCTGAGATATTGCCTTGACCAAGCTGTGCAGGGTCAAAAATGCCCATGATGGCTTTAATATCATCATTCACACCCGCTGCTGCTGCCATAACGCCTGTTGGGGGCGGCTCTGGTTGCATACGAATTGGAGGGGGCGCAGGGCGACCATCAATGTCAGTCTGTTTGTAACGCAACACAGGGAATGACTTAATGTTGGCGTTTGCCCAATCGCTCTCATGACCCTCGTCTTGGCCTTCAGCAAGAATCCACTTGGCTTTAGGCGCTAATGCAACGCTTTCGGTAATGGAAGTCTGCCAAAAGTTGTACATACGTTGTGGGTCTTTGGCATAACGAATCATGCCAAACTTCTTGCGCTTGTCACCAATGACAATGTGGCGACCGTAAACAGGCACGATTGGAATGTATTTGCCTGCCCAATCACGTTCCTCAAGAATCTCAACCGCAGTCATCTTGCAGTATTTGATTGTTTTCTTGAATGAATCACGTTGGTCAATGACCTCAATGCCATAGGCGGCAAGGCGGTTAAAGAAGTCTTTGTCATCAGCAAATGTCGCTGTGCCATCGCTCAACAAGTACAGCTTTGCCTTTTCTCTGACCGTGTAGTAGTACTCAGCAAGGCGAATGTCCTCTTTGGTAATCCACTCGGATTGTGAGTCGCCTGTGCCACGTTGGGTGAAACTTGTGCCACCGTCATCAGCGTCTGGGTACAACTTGCGGAATTCGCTCTTGAGCATCATTGTTGTAATCAAACAACGGTCAGCGTCAGAGCCATCAGGCGCTACTGAATTGGGGTCAAAGTAAACGGTGAACGGGTTATCAATCGGGTCAATGTAGATTTCCTGATCAAACGAATCCTCAGACACATAGTCTGTGCGAACACGCATGAAACCCCAACCCATTCGGACAGCATATTCAAATGCGTTGTCATAGGCATGGTCAGCGTTGGAATTGACTTCAATGTGGCGAATAATGCCCTGAATGGTCTGTGCGTCCACCATGTCCTCATGCGTGTTTGTCGCATGGACTTTGATTCGGGGACGCTGTTGGCGCTGTTGGTTAGAAACTTGGCGGCAATAATTGTCCACCTTGTTCACCGTAATAACAGGGCGAGATTCCAAATTGCGTGAGTTTTGCAGTTCAACAGGCCATTGATCACCGCCACCGAATTTCAAATCCTCAAGCGCTTCTTGACGATTCATTGTGTCTGCATCGTTTGCAAACTTTAGGAAGTCAATTGCTTCTTGAATTCGTGAGTCGTAATCATCAGCCATGATGTTGCCCTAAGTGATTTGAAGCCATTTTAACTCATCCATGAGTGTTGGCTACCATAATTTGTGTTAAGCCTTGGCCTTCTAGCCTGTCTTGGCTCGTTGACCATCAGTCCAATGTATCTAAACGCATCAGCACCATGTGAATATTGGTCATGGAGTGGCGTTTTGCTAAATTGCTTTGTATCTGGGTCAACATCGTAACGGTAATGTCTGAGGCATTGCAAGCCTTCGTGACAGTTGTCTCGGTCAAACCAGCAGTTAACAAAGATTGTTCTAGCCGCATTGATGGAGTCAAGAATAGGCGTTTTGGGAATGATTTTGGTTTTGTAACCCGCTGCTCTAACAATTTCCTCAATGCTTCTGCCATTGCCTGCTAGTGTCTTGTTCTCAGCGTCATGGGGTAGCCACAGCGTGTCATAGATGTAACCAAACGTCTGCATCTTGGCTAGGTAATCGCTCATGGTCTGCTGATTGCCCTCAATGTAGCGAATCAGGCGGGTTTCCATGCCTATAAACTGTAAAAACCAAATTGCTGTGGCATCAGACCACCCAAGGTCAAAAATGGCGTGTACGGGCTTTGTGGGGTCATAGTTGACCTTTGTGATGCGCCCATCCAACTCAGCCATTTGCATTTCTTTGGCAAAGATAGCGCCATCCACAGTCTGTCGGCACAAACCTTCCCAAACCACGTTGTAAGCCTGTGGGTCACGAAACTTAAGGGCATCTTTCTCAAGTTTGAGTGTTTCAGGAAACCAAGGATTGTCTGACCAGTTGACCTTGGTGACGATGCAGTCATCAGGCGGGTTTAGCACAAACCGTTGATATGTTTCGTCTGTTTCCAACTCAGGGTTGAACGTAATCCATATCTCTGACTTTTCCTTACGAATGGTAGGAATCAACACGTTCCATGACATTCGGCTTGTGGTCTGCGCTTCCTCAACCCAACAAATGTCCACGCCCTCATAAGACTTGACATTAGCCACGTTGTTCTTAAGGCCAACAAAACTGAACTCAGAGCCATTTTTGCCCTTAATGTTGGTTTGGGTAATCTCGTAGAACGATCCAAGCCCCAAAGCCTCAATTTGGTCACACAACAGCTTGTGGACTGAATCCTTGATAGATGTTTGGAACTCACGGGCGCACAGTATGCGTAACTGGCTCTGCGCTGCCTTGATCAGCAATGCTCTAGCAACGCCCCAAGACTTAGCACCGCCTCGTCCACCATAAAGAACTTTGTAGCGTGATGGCTTGAACAGGCACTCTAGCTTGAGTGGGAATTCAGCCTTGGCTATTGCTTGTTGAACTTCAGACATAGGTGTTGGAACTCAATTTGGTCTTTGACATGGCAAACAGGAAAGCCAGAAAAATGTTTGCATCGACATCCTTGAACGCTGACTTAACATTCCAACACGACTGAGGACTGATCCGTCAGGTTGTGGCTCATCGGTACGGCTGACGGCCCGTCCGAAACTTTGCCCCAATCCTCATGCGTCTTGGTTGTCATTGGGCTTTACAAAACTGACCTGAATGCCCGACAGCAACGGTGCGCCATCAGCCCCTGTAATCTCTTGCTTAACGCTCTCACGATACTTCTTGGGGAATCGTGCCGCCATAGACCGTGACCAAATCGTAGCGTTTAGTTTGTCGCTTTCTTTGTTCTCGACCATGTGCGTTTGGGCAATATCTTCCCACCATTGCAGTTCAAACTCTTTGGCTAACTCCAAGGCGTGTAAAAATTCAGGGTTTTGATCACGCCAGTTGTATAAAGTTTTAGTTCCAACGCCCAAAATAGCACCAATTGCCTCAGTTGACTTGCCGATTTTTCCCAATGCAATCACTTCCTCACAATATTTAGGATCGTAGAGGGATGGGCGACCAACAGGGCGTTTTTCGGTTGTTTCTGTCATTTAATTGCTTTTGCGTTTCGTTCTTGAATGGTCATGTGATTAGGGTCAAAAACCACAAAGTTTTTGGTTTTCTTTGCTTCGCCATTTGACAGTTGGTCAGCATATTTAATGCCTCGGATTCCCGCATTTTGCATAACTTGTCTGCCCGCTTCATCCTTGCCTGCTTTCCAGACAAGATCACCACCAAGGTCATTCATGTCCAGACCCAATGATTTAGCCAATTTTCTGACAATCATGGGTTGTTCTTTGATAGGGGCATCCCAATCAATCATTCTGCGGATATGAGTGTCAGGCAAGTCAACTTTATACAGATTTCCTTCGGTTTGCTGTTGGTACAGGCTTTTGGCAGTATCAAAGGCTTTTTGGGCATTTAGCAAGTCTTTGCCTACAAACCCCATATCTTTGAAATTCTTTGCAATTTCTTCTGGGGTTTTTTGTGCCAAGAAATCTTCATACACTTGCATTGATGTGTAGTCACCCGCTTTTTCAGCTTGGTTGTACCTTTTCATTAACGCATCTTCAAATTTGATATCTCTAGGCGTAAAGCGTTTGGCAACATCTTGGTCTTGGGCTGTGTACAAACCTTTGCCGTACATTTGTGCGCCTTCGCCAGTTCCTAACTTGCCCAAATCAAAACGCTCAAAGATGTGGGGCGAACCATGCCACACCGTCATTCCCATTGGGTTGTATGTGGCTGCCATTTGCTTGGCTAACGCTTGCGTCTTTGGCCCGTAGCCAATGCCCTCCTCCTCAGTTGCCTGATAAAGTTGGTCACGGGCTGCGTTGGCTCTGTCCATCCCATATCCCGCCATTTGTTGCAGACTTGCGCCTGGGTTGCGGATTAGGTCAGACCCCTTGCGTTTAGCAGAGTCAATGGCGCTGTAAATGTCGGCTAATGTTGGCATAGTGCCAATAATTTAATCGGTTTCGGTTGGTTTTTCAACCTCTAACTGACGCAACCAAGCCTCATTTTCAGCAATAGCGCCTGAAATGGCATGGAAATTAGCCAACATTTGTTCTTTTTGCTTCTCTAGTTCAGCAATACGGGCTTTTAGTTGCTCTTTCATCAGCAGTTCCAGTTCTTAAGTGAGGCTTTGGCACGTTCAGCAGGACCTTTGGCGTTCTTTACCACGCCTTCCATTCGGGCGCAGAAACTAGCCTTACGTCCCTCGTCCTTCTTGGTTTTGGGGTTTGGGGCAGGCGGCTTAAGATTGGCGTTGTTCTTGGCGTTGTACTCAGCACGACCCTTGGCGGTCATCCCCGCACCCTTTTCTGTGGGGTTGTAGGTCTTATCCTTGCCTGTGGTCTTGTGCGGTATAGACTTGTCGTGCTTCTTAGTAGCCATGATTATTTCTTCGCAGTCTTTGCAGATTGTTTGAATGCTTCGGCTGTGGGTGCGCCCTTTGTGCCAGGCTTACGCATCTTTTCCACAGGCTTGCCCTCAGCTTTTTGGCGCTCGATACGCTCTTGCTTTTTGTGGATGTTGGCATATAAGCCAGTTTTAGCCATGATCAGTCCTCCATTACAAAACAAACATCTTGCCAACTCATTTTGAGCAAACGCTCGTCATTGTGCTTGATTTCCTCAAACTTAAGATATTCGTCTTTGTAGTCTTTGTGATATGTGCCAAAGGCAATCTTGTCACCCACATTTAGACCTTCTGCCTGTGCTTCAGGGCCAACAGCAATCACAATGCCACGGCTGTCAGCTTCAGCCGATTGGACATATAGAGTGCTTTGAATGCGCTTTTCGGGGCGCACAAGAATTTTATCTCTGAGTGGTTGCAAGTTCATTTTGCATCCTTTGCGGGGCGACCACGCTTCTTTGGAGGCTCAGAAAAAGCACCCGCCTCTTGGACGGGTAGAACATCCTCCGATGGGACGATGGCAACTAATTCAAATTCACCGCACCATTCGGTGTGATGGCGATTCTGAAATGTGGGGTAGCGTCTGCATTGCCCCATCTGACCTATGTCATTAAAGTAAACACAAGCCTTACAATTCTGTTTAAGCATGGCAAATCCTCTTTATTTGTTGTGCCTAGAAGCCCATTCAGCCCTGCTCGGCTGTTTGGGTTTCGCCTTTTCAGCGGTACTCTGAACGGGTCTTAGTGTAGCAAATGCCGTCTGTGCGACCAGTATTGAACAGCTTGTCAGCGCCTGTCTTGTCCTCTTTACCCATGCCAACACCGCCTACGGTCTTGCCCATGCGTTCACCAGACTTGTCAGAAGATGCAGCGCCCTTTGGGGGTGTTGCGCCTGTTGTACTTTTGGCAATTTTAGTG